TCACCTCGTTAGCAGTGTTGGTTTCGGTAACTGACCGCTAACGGTTTGGTAACTGAAATAACTCAATATCCTGCTCGGCTTTGCTTTGCAGCCAATTGGCAGAATTATGAAATATTGCTCATTTTCAACCACTTGCAGTTCATTCCTCTCATATTCACTTTCCGTTGCTTTTGCTTAAATTGTGCATACCGCTCGGCACACCTTCGCCACCATGATGCTCACGCTGGGAGCCGACATCTACACCACCAGCAAGCTGCTCGGTCACTCCCGAATATCCACTACTGAGATATATGCTAAGATTGTGGATAAGAAGAAGGATGAAGCGATGGGACTGATTGATAAGTTCTTCGATAAGGAATAAAAAAAATCTCTGTAAGGTAGCCAGCCTTGCAGAGATTTTTATTTTTCTAGTTGGGAAAATATTTTTTCCTAGTTAGGGAAATAAAAACATACTACTTCCCAAGAATAACCTTCCAACCAGTCTTCCCATTCTTTTTAAAACAAAGAAGGACAGATAACAATATTGTTTGGAATAAAACAATACCAGAGTATCTGCCAAACGCATACGCAGTTCCTCCACCAATAACACCACCGAGTATGATATGGATGATTTCGATAGCAAAGAAGGCATATACACCATAATTCTTCTTATTCACAACTAAGATGATGGCAATAGCAATCAACACATTAAACACACCATTCAAAACATCCAATGCTCCAGTAGACGCATCTAAACCCATCGTAATACAGCCAGTAGCAATACCCATAACTGAGCGAATAATCTGATAAACTGCACATACCCAAAGTACACCTAAGGTGAATCCATTCAGTTCCTTGTCTTTTACAACTTTTGGTTCATTTAAATTCTGTTCCATAACTATTTAATTTTAAATTTCTTTTTCAACCAAGTCTTTAAACTTCCTAAAATACCAAACATGATAGAGAACGCTACTACATACAAGACAGAACCTGCCTTATAACCATTCTCCTTCATAACAAAAAACAACGTTACTATTAACGCCCATAGAGCCAAAAAAGCTACTACCAATACCAAGTAATAATAAATTCTATTCATCTTCCGTTAATAATATAAAACCTTTAAGAATACCTTCCATATAAGCTATGCCATATTTAACGTAAGCTGAATTAAAACACTTTGCGGTTACAATATATGTTCCCATATCACCTTTCAGAACATATTGCAAACAATGCGTTATAACAATCTTTCCGTTCTTCTTCTCCTTTGAAATGTAATATGCCCTAATTGCAGGCGTGCTATTTAACATACTAGGTGAAGTATCTCTACTAGATATTACAATTCCTCTAGATGCCATTTTTTTGTCTTGATAGGAAAATAAATCTACCATTTTATCATATACATCTAATATAGAATCATATATAGGTTCTGCTGTAAACGGATGAAAGTTTAGGAAGACAACCATACCTGTTTGCGGTTGAATAGCACGAAATACGGTATGTGCTTCTAACCCATTCTGCTTAGTCCATGTATGATTTCTATCCCAAGGCAAATTCCAAGCGTAGCCTCTGCTTTCATCATAAGCACTATAATCTTTTGTACTCCATTCTAATTGAGCGTTACTAACAAGTACACACAACAGAAAACCTAATGATAATAATAATCTTTTCATATCTCACACATTTAAATTAATAACATATCTTGCAAGGAGTTCTGCCCATATCCTCAGCTTCCTCCTCGCTTACCTCTTCTATTTCTCCTGAGCAACGAGAAAGACCTCGGCAATCAGGGTCACTATGATACTTAGTAGAAGATTCTCCAGTACAAATATATACACTTTCATCATTATTATCATAAGACTCTATATCGCTTTCTGTTTTTGAAGGTTTTTCTTCCCCAAAAATAGTCCGATAGTCTTCATTACTAAGAGAGTTTATTAAATCTTTCTCTCTCCTTCCGTATAACTTCAAAGATAAGTCTGAGTTTTCCTTTTTCAAAGAATCAATCATCTTATCTTTCAATTTGATTGTATCTCTTGCTAAAGATAATTTCTTAGGAAGTTCCTTTCTACTTAAAGTAACACTACCTGAAATAATCCAAAGACCAATCAAGCATAATGGTACTAAATAAAAAGCTAAACATCCGCAGAAATTTTCTACTCCATTAGACAATGTAAGTTTTCTGTAAATTAGATAAACGATATAACCTATAAATACCGCCATTCCGAAAGTAGAGAATATACACACAAGTAACTCCATACCTACCACATTTTAATTATCCTACATTTGCTTGTCTCATTCCACCGCCTAAGATAGATAGAAGCTGGTCGTAGCGTTTCTCCAGTTCCTCGTACTTTGCCTTCCAGACAGAATCATCCTGATGAGACTCTTCTATCTTAGGTTCTTCATGATGAGGAGTCTCAGCAACCATATAAGATGAATCATCTGCATCTTGGTTGCTATACATAGTACCTACCCCACGCATCAACCACTCAGCAGACACGTCAGGATAAGCTACAAGAACCTTGGCAACAACGTTTGCAGATAAAGTACGCTCACCCTTCAACTGAGTATTAAGGGTAGTTTGAGACATATCGACTAACTTTGATAGAGCATTAACCGATACTTGCTTATCCTCTAAAATTAGCATAATTCGCTGATAAATAGTTACTTCCATACATTTTACATTTATAAATCATACTTAATTATTCATAATCGGTTAATAATTTCTTGCTAAAAATTTGGTGAATTAGCAAGAAATGACTACCTTTGCACTCGTAAACAACAAGTTGCTTAATTATTAGAAGCAAAAGTACAACAAAAAATTAAGATATGCAAGCAAAAAAGATAAAAATTATCAAAGTTTCGCCCGAAGGACGTAAAAAACTTGCTGAGCGATATGGATGCCGAAGGGAAACCATCTACAACGCTCTAGGTTTTAGAAGTCAGAGCAAGCAAGCCGAAGACATCAGGAATGATGCCCTGAATGAGTTCGGAGGTGTTAAGGCTGACAAGGTAGTGTTCTACTAATAATAAAGAAGGAGGAATCCTATGAATGAAATTTCAACTATTGTAGATGGTGACCGAATGACATCACTACAGATTGCAGAGATTACTGGCAAGGCTCACAAAGATATAATGAGAGCCATCCGAAATATGGAGCCAGCTTGGGAAAAGGTGCAAGAGCGCAAATTTGCGCTGATGCAAGAAGAGATTGAAATTAGTAATGGTGGTCACAAGATGAGACCTTACTTCTCTCTCAACAAGGAAGAGTGTCTCTACATCGCCACCAAGTTCAACGATGAAGCGAGAGCCAAGTTGATTAAACGATGGAAGGAACTGGAGGAGCAACATCAAAAGCCATCCGTCCCTCAGAACTATCTCGAAGCTCTCAAATCTCTGGTCAAGGCTGAGGAAGAGAAACAGCAGCTAGCTTTGGAAAATAAGAAGCAGCAGGAACAAATACTCACTATCAGCAAGACGAACATGGAACTCGGCAACAAGATTACCGAAATGCTGCCTAAGGTTAGCTACTACGACAAAATCTTGCAGAGTAATGCCACCATGACCGTTACTCAGATTGCTCAGGACTACGGAATGAGTGCCATGAGGTTAAACAAGGAGTTGGAGTCTATGAGAATCCAACACAAGGTAAGAGGTCAATGGATATTGTTTGCCCAGTTCTTAGAAGGTGGATATGTTCACAGCAGAGCAGTAGACATATTAAGGAGTGATGGTCGGCACGATGTGAAGTACAACACCGAGTGGACAACGAAAGGAAGAATCTTCCTATATGAATCACTCAAAGCGAAGGGCATTCTCCCCTTGATAGAGCAGGAGAACACTCCCAGCGATAAGGGCACTGGTAGAACAGAGCCAGCCAAGGCAGCTAGTGCCAGTCAACAAACCATCAAATTCAACTGATATGATAGACCCAGAGATTAAAGAGCAGCTAGACCGCATAGAGCAGTATTCGCTCATAGCTGCAAAGAATGTGCTCAACATTAATGAAGCTGCAATCATTCTTGGTATGACGGTTAGAGGAGTGAGAGAGAACGTCAGGAACCGCATCATTCCTTGCTATAAACCAAATGTCAACCGACTCTACTTTAAAAAGAGCGAGTTGGAAGAGTGGATGACTCAGAATCGCAGAAAGAGCATGGCAGAGTTGAAATCAGAGGCAGCAGCCTATTGTTTTACCCATTAAACAGATAAACTTATGATAGCAGATGTAATGTTGGTAGCCAGCGTAATAGCTTTCGCTGTTGCCGTTAAGGAAATTCACTCCTACTTCAAGGAAGTAGGCAAGTAAGATATATGGAGATTGAACCTCACAAGAATAGTTAAGTATTAAGTTATTAGTGTGTTAAGTCTTATAATATTTCAGTCATTGAAAACAGCAGAGGTTTTTTGGAGTTTGCTACTCCCAGTCTCCACTATAACTTTGTCGTTATAATTTTACATGTTTTAAGTTTTTACCCAGCGCAAGTAACTCAGTTGGTAGAGTATGAAGGTTCTTCCCCCTTCGAGGTCGTGGGTTCGAGTCCCACCTTGCGCCCCATATAGCCCGATTCCAAGGCTTTATATCGGATAGGATAAACCTTCCTAGAGAGGTACACGTACCCAAAAGGAGCATCATTAACCACAGATGGTGCTTAGACGTGGAAGTGGCAAGCGAGTACATACACCTGATAGGTGGAATTTGGAAAAACTTGGAGTTCACTTGTGAAGATGCAGACCAGATGCCGTGACCCTTATATAATAAGGTAGCATCTAAAGGTAGGAGCGCACAACTACAAATCGGTTCTAATGCAGCCAGCACGCTTTCTTTCTATTCGGTTCAATAGTTATAATTGGTTATTTTATAGAAATCAGATATATCACAATATGTGCGATTACTAGTGCTGGGAGTCCTAAGCCTCCATAAATGCAGAAGGGAACCAAGGAGCGATTCACCATCCGCCAAGATTGTATAGATGTCGCTCCACGGAGGTGGCAGTTTTAATCATATTCATTTTACTGCCACTCCTTTTCTAAAGGAAATTGCAAATATTGACATATTAGTAAATTTCATACAGATTACATTTCGATGCGGTAGCGACCGCTCAGGTTAAACAAAAATAAAAAACTCTCGCCCCACCATTCGTGAGAACCGTGGGGCTTTTAATTTGAACATTTCAAACCATACAATATGAGATATAAAGCAAATAGTTGTCACGATTGTCTCTTCTTGACTATGTGTGACAACCCGAATAAGAACCCAGATGGTGGCTACAAATGCAGCCGCTATGAATGGAAATATCAATAACAACTTAATACATATAAGATATGAAAGAACTTATCGCAATTCAGTCAGAACTGAAAGCCCCGAAGAGTCAGTTCAATAAATTCGGTGGCTACAAGTATCGCAAGGCTGAGGACATCTTAGAAGCTGTCAAGCCTTTACTCGCCAAGCAGAAATGTACGCTCATCATCACCGATGATGTAGTCTTGATAGGCAACCGCATCTACGTGAAGGCAACTGCCACCATCAAGAACGAGAAGGGCGAGTGTGAAACAGCAACTGGTTGGGCTAGAGAAGAGGAAACCAAGAAAGGTATGGATGGCAGTCAGATTACTGGAGCATCCTCCTCTTACGCCCGAAAGTATGCCCTCAACGGTCTGTTCGCCATTGATGATAATCAGGATTCAGATGCCAACAACGATGGACAACATCAGGAAGCGCAGCAACAGACACAGACTCAGCAGTCAGCCACCCAGCAGACAGCTACATCACCGTTTCATCCGAATGACCTGAACGAAGGATTGGTTTACCTGAGCAGATGTGTCACAAAAGACAATCTGATATGGGTAGTTCAGACATACAAGCCGCTCACCGCCAGCCCTCAGTTCATGCAAGCAGTATCAGCTAAGAAGAAAGAATTAGGATTACAATAATATGACAGAAACAACAAAGAAAATCAGCCTGAATGTGCCAAATGTCACATTCATTGAGGAATCTCATCAGTACTTCATTGGCAAGAAGGAACTGAAAGGAGTAACGGGAACGCTAATCAAGAAAGCCTTCCCCGACACCTATAAGAATGTTCCTGAATCGGTAATGAAGAAGGCAGCAGAGCGAGGAGGTCTTATCCACAACACGTTTGAAACCTTCTGTTCCATCTTCGATGCCGACATCAAGCAGTACCCAAATCCTACGGAAGAGCTTCAAGCCTTCCATAGTATGTTAGTCGCATACGATTTACACTATGTAGCATCCGAGTATCTTGTTACAGATGGTGAGAACTTCGCATCTGCCATAGATGGAATATTTGCCGACAACGAAGGCAACATCTATCTGGTAGACTACAAGACCACCGCCACCCTTCACTACGACAACGTATCGCTCCAGCTATCAATCTACGCCAAATGGTTCGAGGAGCAGAACCCCGACTTGAAGGTGAAGGAGATTGTCTGCATGTGGTTCAAGAACGGACAGAGCAAGTTTCAGCCACTACCAAGGGTAGCAGATGAGCAGATTGACGATTTAATCAACGCTTATCTCGCTGATGATGCAGAGTACCAATATAAGGTGGAAGTTCCTGAGCAGTTCTCTGCCCTAGAGCAGGAGTTCAGATTGATAACCGCTCGTGTGGATGCCCTAAAGATTAAGCAGGATGAGTTGAAGGAAAAGATAATGAAGATGATGGAAGACAACAAGCAGAAATCCGTCAAGACTCAGTTCGCCTCCTACTCTTATGTGGCAGCTACCACCAAGAAGACCTTCGACACGAAGCTGTTCAAGGACACGGAGCCTGACCACTACGAGTACTATCTAAAGGAAACGACCACCAAGCCATCAATAAGAATCAAACTTAATTAAGTATAGATATGAACGTTAAATTTACTGGTAAAATTATTGCAGCAGGGCAAGTTCAGATGGGAACTTCCCAAAACGGAACTCGATGGAGTTCTTGTGAGTACACTATCGAAGAGTTGAACGAGCAGTACCCTTCAAGAGCCGTTATCTCGGTATATGGCTCAGACAAGTTGCAGCAGTTCAACATTCAGTTAGGAGAAATCATCACCGCCCACATCGGATTGAAGGCACGCCAGTCTAAGGAAGGACGTTGGTTCAATCAGTTGGACTGCTGGAAGGTGGAACGACCAAATGGTCAGCAGCAAGGTCAGGTTGTCCAGAGTCAGGTTGGCTCAGCACCTCAGCCAGTTGGTGGATATTACCAACCACAGCAACAGCCTATACCTCTGAGCCAGCAACAGCAGTTTCCCCCTCAGGTTAACGCAAGCGGTCAACCTATTCAGCAGAACGCTCAATATGCAGGTGGTCAACAGCAGGGTCTTCCCTTCCCAGCCCCAAACCAATAATATATAAGGTATGGAAATCCATCTAGTAAGAACCTCCACTGGTCTTCGCCCCTACACGGATGATGATTACGAGGAAATGAAAAAGATAAAGGTTGGTTCCATCGTCAAGGCGAACATAGTTCGACCAAGGAACATTAAGTTTCACCGCAAGTTCTTCTCCCTTATCAGAGCAGCATGGGATTGTCTCACAGAGCAGCAGCGCACAAACCTACGTTCTATAGACACATTCCGTGAGCAACTGCTGATAACATCAGGATTCAGCGAACCGCTTTACGACCTCAACGGACAGAAGTTCTTGGAGAGAGCCAAGTCTATCTCCTTCGCCAAGATGGATGAGCCAGCCTTCAATGAAGTATATAGTAGAGTCTTAGACACCATCCTCACGATACTCTATGCAGATGGTGTTACAGAAGACGAGTTTAATAACATTTTACAAAATTATAGTTGATATGACACGTAGAAACGACAAGCGCAACAACAGACGTAATCGTCAGCGCAACAACACCCCAGAGTTACCACCATTTGCACAGATGCTTTTCGGAGCAATCGTTGGCAAAGGTGTAGACATGATTGCCAAGAAGATGGCTGAGAATGCCGAGGAAGAGACTCCTGATATTCACGCAGAAGGCATCAGCAATCAGGACGTTACCAACATCAATAACGGAAAGGCAACCTTATCTAAGTTGCGCATTCCTGCTGATGGTTCGGCAGTAGAGTACCCTATCCCTGATAACCTCCAGTTCTTCTTCGCTGAGGATGGTAAGTTGATGGTTCGTCAGAAGATTGAAGGAGACGAGAATCCTACTGATACAGGAGAAGGCAAGCCTATCACTTATGATGATATTCTCAAAGAACTCTACCTTGATAAGACTGCATATTGGCTTTGTGACAAAAACAATATTCTTGAAGGAAAACAGAATTATTCAAGTTACGAAGATTCCGTCAACTGCGCCACTCGTGCTCAGGTTAAACGTTGTGCTGCTTTCAATAAGTTGCAGAACATCGCCAAGTATCTCAATGATGGATGGAAACCTAAGTTCGGTTGCGATAACGAAAACTGGGCTATCGTTAAGGACGAAGAAGGTTTAGTTCCAAGATATAATCAGAGAACAAACGATGGAAGCGTTTACTTCAAGAACGCAGACCTTGTTAATGAAGCTATCCGTCTGATGGGTGAAGATTCTCTCAACGACCTTTTCTCAACTGATTGGTAATGGCAAGCTACACTGAAATCAAAGCAAAGCTACAGCAGGAAGGCAAGAAGATACGCAAGCGTTCATCCTACGATGAGCACAACTTGCAAGCCGCAGAGGTCAGGTATATCCGTGGGGTATATCCTGACCTTGAAGGTGTCTTCTTTGCCGTTCCCAATGGTGGCAAGCGAACTACCCGACAAGCCGCATGGCTCAAAGAAGAAGGTATGAAGGCAGGAGTATCTGATATGCTGCTCCTGAAGCGCACCTCCCAGTACGGTTTCCTCTGCATCGAAAATAAAACACCGAAAGGTAGGCAGGAACCCGAACAGAAGGTATTCCAGTATGAAGTAGAACGACATGGTGGAAAGTACATCATTGTCCGCTCTATAGATGAATTTATCCAAGCAATCGACAATTATTTAAATGGTGAACTATGAATGGCTACAATAATTTTTCATACGAAGAAGTTGTAAATTGGACGAAAGAATTATTTAAAAGAGAAATTGGAGTAGATGAAGTAATCAAAAGTATTATTTCATTCCTTGAATCCAAAGGCTATAAGGTAACAGCTCCTCCAAAGGAAATCAAAGACGAATATACCTTTGAACGAGCATGGAACTTGTACGACAAGAAGGTGGGCTGCAAGGAAAAGCTAGAGAGAAAGTGGAACTCCATGAGCAAGAAAGACCGCAAGGCAGCTTTAGAGTACATACCTCTCTATGTAATCTCAAAGCCAGACAAGCAGTTCAGAAAGAACTTCCAAACCTTCCTTAACCAGCGAGGATGGGAAGACGAACTCATCGGAGCAACACCACCGCCAGCAGCCGTTAACGAGAACCCTTCCGAAATCAGTCAACTCATCGCAAAAACGAAGGCTGAACAGAACGTAACAAATGCGGATAAGGACAACGTTTTCAAGACACGCATCATAGGTATGATAGAGCTTCTGCAAAAGAATCCTCATAGCCTATGCCGAAAGCAGTTGGAGATATATCGTGATAACGGAACCTTGGAACGCTTGGGCATCCAATGGAATCCATAAACCACAAATCTGTTTACCAAAATGATAGCAATCAGTAAGTACAACAAGCAGCATCCTCTCAGAGTCTTTGAGGCATTCGCTGGATATGGCAGTCAGAGCCTAGCCTTCAAGTACCTCAAAGATAAGCATCCTGAGTTCGACTTCAAGGTAGTGGGCTACTCAGAGATAGAACCATCAGCCATCCAAGCCTACGGACTACTGCACGGAAGAGACATACCTAACTTTGGAGACGTGACAAGGATAGACTGGAATGAGGTTCCCGACTTCGACTTCATATCATGGTCTTCACCATGCCAAGATTTCTCCAATGCAGGACTTCGCCAAGGAGCAGAGGAAGGCAGCGGCACACGTTCATCCCTTATCTTTCAAGAGAAGAGAATGCTGGCAGTCAAGAAACCGAAGTATGTGATGCTAGAGAATGTGAAAGGTCTTCTCTCAAAGTCAATGAGGAAGTACTTCTTCCAGTACGTCAAAGACCTTGATTCCTTCGGTTACACCTCCTTCTACAAGGTACTGAATGCAAAAGATTACGGAATCCCTCAGAATCGTGAACGTATCTTCGTAATCTCCATCCTACGCACAGAAGACGAGCCGAACCCAGAGTACCACTTCCCTTCTCCTATCAAGTTAGATACTACGGTTGAGGACATATTGGAAGATGGTGTATCTCCCGAATATTTCCTATCCCAGCCGCTCCTAGAAAAGTATCTCACCAAAGCAGACATCAATGAATCAATCGAAAAACTCTACCCCGAAGATAGCAATACCGAAAACTGCTGATGGATGCTCTGTAGCAGTCACAGCCAGTTTCTCTATGATAAGCATCATGAACCTCATAGACACCGCTCATTATCCGAAAGGTGGAGTTCTTATCATAAAAAGAGTATGATAATATACAGAAACAAACATGGGAGTTTTAAAGGTGGTTTATTTAAAACGAAAATATCACCAGCCATCACAACAGCTTCCTTTGAACACAATACATTTATCTTAAAAATAAAAGAATGTGCGACAAAATTATAAAGCTAGCAAACCTCCAAATCAAAGGCAGAATAGAACAGCAAACCAGAGTCTACTCCACCAAGGGAATCTCCCCTACTCTCAATTCTGCTATGGGTCACGGAGGTAACTGCATTCCACTATTCTTAATCGTAAAAGAGATATGATAACCGGAGGAAAGAGAATGAAATCCCTGCTCCTATCGGGGAAGGTGAAGCCTGATATGGGCGGTCAAGTTCTCGACATCTACAACCAAGCTGTAATGCAAGGTATCTCCCCTACCATCAAGACAACCATTGATACAGCAAACATGACATTCGCAACAATCATGAACAAAGAAATCATTCACACCGCTCCTAACGGAAAGCGATACTCCATCCAAATCAGGAAGTACACTCCAAGAGATTGTTTCCGACTGATGGGAGTACACGAAGCTGACATAGACAAACTCCTGAGCAATGAGAAGACTGGTCAACTCATTATCAGCAAGAGCAAACTATATGCCCTTGCAGGAAATTCAATAGTAACCAACTGCCTGACCGCCATGTTCGAGGAACTGATATTCCCTTCAGGGAATCACTACCACGACAAGACTGGTCAGCTATCACTCTTCTAGCTTATGGATATTTTTGGATATATCAAGGTAGGCAAGCGTATCAGCAAAGCGCACAAAGCCATGTTTACCCACAAGACCATGGTAATATGGTACAAAGGCAACCCAATCATCGGGACAATGCACGATGGCTTGTGGTATCAGCAAGACTTGAACGGAATGTGGGAACTATTAATGTTCCAGTCCGAAGTCACCCACGTCTCATTTTTACCTTCGCCAAATGAAGACAGAGAAAGAAAAAATCCTAGCCATCATCGCTGAGATTCAGGCAGAGCGTGAAGCTGCCCACATCGTGCCGCCCCACGTCCTCACATCTGAAATCATCAACCGAGGATGCCATCATCCATACCAAGCCATCAACGAGTTATGTGCAGAAGGAAAGATAAACTGGTGCCGCACCCTCAACGATATGGCATTCACTATCAGAAAATAAATCAAAACAATATGAAAATTATAACGCAGAAAGAACTGGCATCCTTAGCAGAAGATGCTTTTAAGAATGCTGACAAGCATGGTTTCTATACTGAGAGCACAGAAATAGAAACCGAATTGATGCTCATCATCACGGAAATGGCAGAAGCTGTTCAGGCAGACCGACACAATCGCCACGGAAGTATCGAAGACTACGAGAGCGAGATTCAGATGGGTAGAGATATTCCTACCGCCTACAAGAACTCTCTTGAAGGAACGGTTGAATCCGAGTTCGCTGATATTGCCATCCGCATCTTATCACTCTTGGGATGGATGAAAAGCAATATACTGATTAAACTAGGAAGCGATTCTAGCCTTGCTGACAAATATGAAGTTGCCAAAATTCAATATAATGTTCAAAACACAATCAATAAAGGCAGTATCGCAAAAGATTTGTACCGACTCAACGGACACTTTAGTAGGTTTGTTGATAATGAGTCTTGCAGTTGGTTTGTATCAGATACCCTTCAGGATATACTCATGAGGGTATTCGCAATCGCTCACAATAACAATATCGACCTGATGGAGTATATCAAGTTGAAAATGCAGTATAACGAATCACGTCCGTACCTTCACGGATGCAAATATTAGGAGGACAGCAATATGTTTGGAATAGAATTGATTACCAGAAGGTGTTTAATGACGTTGAGTGATGGCAGCAAAATCCAAGCTACCATCACCATACCCAAGCCAACCAAGCCCATCTTCCCTGAGCAGATGGAACGTCAGTTCATCGAGAACTTCAATAATTCGCAACCTCTTGCGGTAAACAAGGTTGTTAAGTGTCACATTATGAGAAATTAGTTATGGAAGATTTACCTATAGGGTCAGAAATCATCTTGAAGGTGGTTGAAAGCGAGACAGAAGAATGTAATGGTTGCTTCTTTGACGAGATAAGCAGCAATATTTATGAAAATATCTGCAAAGATATTTGTTGTGCCGCAACCGAGCGAAAAGACAAAAAGAATGTTCAATTTATAAGAGTAAAATAATATGGAAACAAAGATAAATGTAGCGGAAATTCTAAAAGATAAGCCGCAAGGAACTAAGTTGTATGACTGGTTGCATAATATAGATGTAGAGTTAGATACTATCAGTACTACAGATACAGAAACAGTAGTCTGGTGTACGAATGAGACTAATAATAATACTACTTGCCATCGTGGTTATTCCGAATTTGGTACAGAAAGAGGTTATCCTGATGGTTTACAGATTCTCTTTCCTTCTAAGGAAATGCGTGATTGGACAAAGTTTTCTTGGAAGAAGGGCGATGTACTTGCTAATGGAGAGGGCGACTATTGTGTATTCAAAGAATTTGCTCATTCTTCATACCAAACAAGTAAGGCTGTATTCGTTAAGCGTAACAAAGAGTCTATTCATTCTGACTCATGTCTTTTGAATACAAAGGATTGGCACAAAGCATCACATAGTTGTACCGCTACATACATCAATACCATTGAGAAAGAATTAAGTGGTAAGCTGAATATGGAGACCTTGGAGATAGAGAAGGCTCAGCCTGAGTTCAAGGATGGGGATATAGTAACCCTTGTGGTACGAAAATGTACACATATTGCTATATTCCAATCGAGACAAGAGGCATATATAGGATTCCATGCAGTTCTTTGCCAGAATGATGAGCTTCTTCTAGAAAAACCATTCAGAGAAGATGTTGGAGATATTGAACTTCGCCTTGCTACGGACTCAGAAAAGCAGCAGTTATTTGATGCTTTAGCCAAGGAAGGCAAGGCTTGGGATGCTGAGAAGAAAATGATTGTGAACTTGAAGCCAAAGGTTGAGCTGAAACCATTCGATAAGGTGCTTATCAGAGACTTTGAAGACCAAGCATGGCAAGTAAGCTTGTTTAGCTATAAAGATAGCGATTCTTATTATTGTTGTAATGGTTGTAGTTGGAATCACTGTATTCCTTATATCGGCAATGAATCATTGTTAGGTACAACTAAAGACGTGGAGGGATAGATATGATTAGAGACGATGTAAAGATAATTGTAACACCAACTGGTGTATCAGTTAAAGAAGTCTTGATTAAAGAAGTAGTTAAGGCGCTCAATGAAGAAGCTTCCAACTATATGAATTATGAAATCCCAGAAGTAAAGCTTGCTGGCAACCCTCCTAGTGGCAAGGAAAGCCGTAGAACTAGGAGAATGTTAGAACTTAGAAAAAGAAAGGGTAGATTATGAATGATGAAATCATAGATATTAATCTTAGTTTTATCAATACTGATTATTTCTCAGTATCTGTAAGGGATGGGGCTATTTCAGTTATTGGTAGAATAACCAAGTTAGAGATGGAAAATTTTGTAAAGGCTCAATATTTCGAGATTAAAGAGGTATTGGATAAAAATAGTAAGGAAGGAGACAATCATGATTAAACCAGTTACTATGTACTCTGTCATTTGTGATAGATGTGGAAAAACATTTATTGATGAATTTAATGGCATTGTGGCTTGGTTGGACGAAGGAACTGCAAAAGAGCAAGCAATGGAAAGCGAATGGGCAGAGATAGGTGATAAGCACTACTGCCCAGACTGCTATGAGTTTGACGAAAAGTTGGATGAGTATGTTCCTAAAAAGAAAGGAGGAAGCAATGAAAGAACTTAAAGATTTGGTTGTTGGTGATGAGGTTGTTGCTTACGACAAATACGACAACAGAAGAATTGCTATTGTTGAAAGAATAACAAAAACTTTGGTCGTTGTAAACAATATTAAATACCGAAAGTCTGACGGATTTGCATCTGGAGAATCTTATATCTTCTCTAGGAGAATTGAAATTCCTAAAGATGAGGAGCAGATAAAGGAAATAAAACTAGAATATCGTAAACGAATTATCATTCATAGAATACATAATTTCAATCTGAATGACTATCCGTTAGAAGTGTTGGAAAAAGTTTATATTGAATTAGGAGGAAATTAGTATGAAAGAGTTTAAAATTATTGTGACTTCTATTACATATTTACTGATTGGTGTACTGGAAGCGCATTGCTACTATTTGTTTAAGGCTTATGCTATTGCACCTCTAGCTTTCCTGACTCTGTTTGGGTTCATCGTAACTTTTGGAATAGTAGTAATTAAAGATTAATAGGATGAACGATATAGAGCAGATATGTCAAGAGATTCAATGCCCACACTTCATAGTATGGAGCTTCGGATATGGTGATTGTATATCTTGTAAGTTGCAAGGTCAAAGCTACAATATAGAATCTGTAGCCGATGATTGCCCTTACAAGGATAAGTTCAATAAACGTAAAAAGTAAAGAAAATGAAACAGAAATTATTAAGTATCAAATATAGGTTAGTTGCTTTGTGGTGGTTCTTAACAAGAAAGAACTACTACCTTCTGTCATATAATGGTAAAGTAGGTAAGACATTGGAAAGCACTAATATTGTAATTCCCGAGTTCATTGAATGGGTAAGAAAGAAGCATGGTGTACCTACCAACCATGAGATAATCATGGACTTGAAAGCTATTGGCAACCTCTGTAGAAGTACAGATGTTCTTGCCTATAATGAGATTAAGGCATTGATTGAGAAACTTGAAAAGTAAAGTGTATGTTGACAATATTATCAATAATAGTCATAGCTATAGGCATAGCATTTATGTATGTAGGCATAAGAATTTGCAGAAATTTATGGTATGCTCATATCGGACTGCTTGTTTTCGTGATAGGCTTATGCTTTGCTTATATGGCTATAAAACAATTAATGGGGTTGTAGATATGAAGCAGCGAATTGTAGAAGAAACTCTTGCAAATGGCAAAAAGCAATACAGAGTGGAGTCTAAAACACTATTAGGGAACTGGCAAACAGAAAGTATTTATGATGCCGAAAGAGATATGCACTTTAGTGCTATTTTCAACACACTAGATGATGCAAAGGACTTCTTGGGTATAAGCAATCAAGTTGTGAGCAAGAAAGTAATTGATATTTAACCCCTTCGGGCATAAAATTTAAAGATATGACAAAAGAAGAATTAGAAACAAAGGTGTCAATACAGAAAGACATCATCAGTAAGGCAAAGAGTCAGATTTATAAAGACGTAACAGAGTATATCGAAGGTCTTCCATACAAAGTTGGCGATAAGATTAGTTGTCCTAGATGTGATGTTTGTTGGATTTCGAGCATCAGACCTAACGGAAGTCTTGGATTTATTGAAATAAGAGTAAATCCTGCTAAGAAGGATGGTACTCGTTCAAACAGAGAATTTGTACTAAACGGCTATAATAGAGAGAGTATCAAAAAGATTGATTAACCATCCTGCAAAGGATATAAATATAAGTAATATGAAAAAGATTATTTTGGCAGCCTTAGTCGTTGCAAGTTTGTTCGCTTCTTGCTCTAGCGAGAAGACTTTTAAAAAGAAAGATGGCTCTACGATTACAGCAAAGCCTTATGGCTGGGCTAGTAAGGAAAACAAAGTAGAAGGTGTTAACTACGAGTTGAATGCTCCAGATGTTGTAGTATCTATCATCTTCGCCCCATCTGTTATCGCTCCAGCTTTGCTGACAGCTTACGATGTATGGGAACCAGTATCATATACTGAGCCATCTAAGTAACTAACCACCCTCTCCCTTTTATAGGAGAGGGTAAATAAAATTGAAGGGATTGTTATGAATGTATTCTTTTATAAAAAAGAGGATTAGGAAAATTTCATATTGCAATATGAAACATGCCGTTACAATAATATTCCTCGTATAGGTGAGAAAGTTATCATTGAAAGCAAATGGTATCTTGTAGAAGATATAGTAAATAGATATAAAAAACTGTCAAACTCTACATTTACAGATGTATATATTTATCTTAAAGAATTGGAGGACAAACAATATGATAAAGAGAAATGAAGCTAAAATATTAGTTCCTGTTATTTCTGCTTATGCAGAAGGGAAGATACTACAATACAAAGAGAAAGAAGAATGGAGGGATATTGAGGACAGCGAAGGTCTTAGCATAAATACGATAATAAATGAAGCTGAGAACTATCGCATCAAGCCAGAGCCAAAGTACCGCCCTTTTGCCAACACAGAAGAGTGCTGGGCAGAAATGCTCAAACATCAGCCGTTTGGGTGGGTGAAGAGCAAAGAAAATGGGTATTATTCATTTATCACAATGCTAAACAATAGATTCAGATTAAATGGATATGATGGATGGCGGTTTGACGATACTATTAAGAAATTTACCTTTGCCGATGGCACTACGTTTGGTGTAAAAGTGGAGGAATAGCTATGGTAGATGTAAGTAATCAGCACTGGAACGAAGATGGAAGCATTACTATTATATTGAATAGTATAGAAGAAGTCGAAGAGTTCGTTGAGTGTATGAATATATGGAATAATAGAATGTATGAAGAATAAGATTTTAAACTTAATCAAGTCAGCCGTTTGGTTTGTCTTGTGTTTGTTTGTAGGAGCATTGATTTTTGAGGGCATTCGCTCTTTGGCTAATAGCAATGAACCTGCAAAGAAGATTGGTATGTCAGTATTCACTGAGGAAGGACACGATTATCTGGTTGTGGACACGAAACATGGTGTTTGCGTTGTTCACGCAGAAAGTTGCCCTTGTCGTAAAAAGAAGTAGCGTATGGAAAAGAATATGTTTGAAGATATTGTTGCCGAAGGCAATATAGTTGTGATAAATAATTATTGGATTGTGTTATGCAAGTGCTGGAAGCCAGAGCATCACAATCTGTTCTGCTATCTTTATCTCAATAAGAATTATAAAGACTTGATGGTAGGCTCTCATTTCACAATGACAGAGGATAAAAAGAAATCTACTCGGTTGGCTACCAACGAGGAGCGTCTTATGCTTTTTGAAGAAATGTTCAAGTATGGAATTACTTTCGATAAGCACGAACATCGTTTGACTGGAAAGCTAGTTGGTGTATGAAGATTAGATTAGCTAAGAAGATAATGAAAGCAGACATTTATGCTGATTATCCAAGTAAGCATCCTTCACCTTACTGGAAAGCGAAGTTTAATGAAGCTTATAACGAATATGGTTGCTTTATGTTCTGTGATGATAGAATCAAGTGTAAATACCGCAACAAGTTCGACCATCGTATCAAAAAGGCAATTAATTTAACAATATAAGTAGTTATGGACAAAACAAAATTACATTCATCATTACTCTTCCTAATGCTTAAACTGGAAGAGGCAAAGAGCAACCCGATGTCTGACAAGAACTTTGTTGCTGCATTGACGGAAGTGCTCAGATTTTTCCGTGATAACGGAGAGTTGAAGAAAGCCTATGAAAGCCAAAAGGATTCATTGGCAGATATGGCAAATAGTTCTTGGGTAAAAGCACTAAAGGAATATGTTGTCTCCAAAAGTCAAGAAGACGGAGTTGATGTAAAGTTACCTGATATAGATGAACTTATTAAGAAACTAGCTTCTGATGAGTTCATCGAAAAGAAAATCAAGGATATTCTTGGAGAGAATGATGTGGATAGCGGAAAGGAGAAATAGCTTATGGAAAAACGAATAATATTAAACGAACAAGATATAAATGAATTTCACTCAGATGCAGATGTTCTGCAATGGATATACAACTTACTGACGAAAGAGTATCGTTTAAGTGAATACTCAAAAAATATACCACGCTTTGCTAGAATAATTGGCAAGTTAAAGAATTTATAGCGTATGAAAATAGAAATTAAAAGAGTAACGGACTGGCAGCGTGTAGTGGATGCAGCTCGGTTCACACAAGGCAAGGAACCACTTGGGCATGAGCCTAGCGATGAGTTCAAGAAACAGATGATTCTCAGCGAGCATTCACCGCTCAGAGAATTGGAGTTCGATATTAAGATGTATGGCATACCATACTGGGTGAGCAACCATTTTGTTCGCCACGTTCATGCTCAGCCATTCGTCTCCACATCACGACCAGATATTACTGGCTCCAAGGTATCTCGCCACGATATGCGTCAGGATGATTTGGTCAACTTGCAGCTATCCCTCAACGCTCAGGAGATTATCAATATCTCCAAACTGAGACTCTGCAACAAGGCATCAAATGAGACAAGAGAGGTGTGGTACTTTGTTATTGATGAATTGGCACGTATCGAACCTTTGCTTGCATCCGCTTGCGTTCCTCAATGTGTATATAGAGGTTTCTGCCCTGAGCCAAAATCATGCGGAAGAACTAAAAGCAACATATTTTCAGTCATAAGAAAATACTACAAAAGTCTCGAAACATATTAAAGTAACCTATGAAATATCCAAAATATAACGTCAACGAGTTTGTCGGTGGGCACTTCGAGTACACCACTCCCTGCCCATTCGGCATATACGGCAAGTACACCAACGAAATACTATATGTTGGTAGCCTTGCTTGCCAGCGATGCGAACACTTCCGAGGTATCAACAAAGAAGATGGTATCGTATCTTGTGGAATCGAATAGTTTTAAGAGTGCAGCCTATCTGCATTCTTCTTAATAATTAATCAAATTTTATATATGAATACAAAAAAAATCTCAATCATCCAACGTATCAAGGAAAAATTCCTTGGTAAGCAGTTCTTTATTGCAGTAATTGCCAACAAGGGAACCAGTTCCTACTTCGTCAACTCTACCATCTACCGCTCAGAGAAGGAGGTGAAGGCTTACAAGAAGTACATCACCACAAACGAGCGTATGAAACAGAGCTTCGATTTCGTAGGCTATTATGGTTTCCGTTCAAAGTTCGACTTCCGCATTCCTCTTAGCGGAAAGCCAGTATCAGTTGAAGAGGCAAAGAAACTGGCAGAGAAGTAGTATGGGAAAATTGATAGACCTTACTGGACAGCGTTTCGGCAGATTACTCGTCTGCCGAAAATCTGATAAAGAGAACCACCAGCATGGTGCGTTTTGGATATGCAAGTGTGATTGTGGCAGGGGTTGTACGGTTCTAGGTGCTGCTCTTCGTGACGGACGAACCAAATCATGTGGTTGTTACCGCTCTGAGCGAGCATCTGCCATCATCACCAAGTATGGCAACCGCAAAGGTAGACCCAAGCGGAAAGACAAAGTTAACGGATAATATCCATTTTATCACTTTTCATATTATATTTGCAACATGAAATTCAAGTATTTAATAGATAAAGTCAATGGTTTCAGACACCGCAACGATTTTGTGGTACTGGATGGAAGAGCCAATTCGGTCACGCTCTCCAAGGGCATCTATGACCACATCATGCAGAAGGAGCGAACAGACAATTCCATCTTCGTGTTCAGGTTATCTGACCGAGGTACATACGGATTCTGCATGCGTGAGGACTGGGAAGAACTTCGCAAAGCCAACACCGCCTTCGCTCAGCTTCAATTCAATCAGAAGTATAAGAAGGTAGGTTTCAGAAGTGACTACCCTTCCATCACCGCCATCCTTGATGAGTACAACCTTCCTCTCAACAGAATGGTTCGCCTTACTTGCATCCCACGCAAGTCAGCCCAAGGCGAACCTTACTACGAAATCATGCGACCAAACAAAAATACGAGCACATGGCAACAAGACAAGAAGTAATACTCAAAGGGCTTACCCACTCTCCATCCGACTACGATTGTCAGGATGGGGAGTTGGCAACCTGCCTCAACCTCATCAACGAGGATGGGGCACTCCACCCTATCCAGCAGCCAGTAGTAGCCGAGCCGAACATCACGCTGGATGTAGGAGATACCATCGAACTGGTACATAAGGTAACACACGATGAAGCGATTCACTCTCACTACATCATCCGAAAATCAGATGATACTTGGTACTGGATGGAGAAAGGTGGAGACGGAACCAAGAACACCATCGACTTAAACGGATTCCATGTCAATGCCGTTACAGCCGTAGGTAATATAGTTAATTTTGTTGGAGAAATATCTATCAAATACTTATATTGGATTGACGATAATTATCAGCTATTTGATAGAGATAACTTTAACTATGGAATCAAAATCGATTTTAAAGAATTTGATTATCACGGTGGTTCAGCAGAAATCTCGCTAGGTGATGAATTTTGGGACTATGTTACTTATGAAAGCAGTTCTTCTGGTAGAAAGATAACTGGAATGAATGTAAACCAAGTCTCAAAAGTTTTCAACATGTTTGACGCTGTAATTAATAAGACTTTGTCCGACAAAGGAAAACAATGGCAAAAATATTTTGTGTTTGGAGTAGCAGCCATCAGGTTATACGATGGTACATACTACAGCATTTCCAATATTTTTAAACTTGACTGGAATAGTGCAACTTTAGCTTCTGTTAGTGTTGACCCTTATAACAAGAGATTTTGGTCGATTGGACCAGCAATAGCAACTTATACTATTAGCGCAAACATAGATAATCTTGATAAAATATCAAATCTTATACAAGGCATTGATATTTTTTTAAGCAAAGCCGAATCTTTCGTTAATTTAGAATCAGCAGCAGCCAAATACGTTGTACCAGAATCAAATGATATAGACCAAGGTGATATGTTTTTCACAATGATGTCAGGAAAGGAAGCAGCCAATGCCATAGATTCCCTATCATTCTATCATTCACTATTTATCAGTAAAGACGAATTTGGCAAAGAACTACAACTCAAAAGAGTTGAGGGAACAGAAGAATCATTACCTTTGGCTAACCTATATCGTTCAGATTTAGGAGGTAAATGTGCGATTACATACAACAATAGACTTCATGTGGGTAACGTAAAAGAAGGATATAATGTCGATTTGATAAGTAATATCACTCCAAACAGAACAAACATTGAAGAATTAAAAACAGAAGGAATAGTTCGAGTGAGAGCATCAAACAAAGAATTTTGGTGCAAAGTTGATGATTTAGGCGCAAGACTTTATTACTTTGTATGTGTACCAATCTTAAATGTATCTGAAATCACATTCTACATGAAGACTGGAACTTCTGTATTTGAGAAATCTACGGTTAGTTTGCATTCTTCCGAAACTACAGCATTTTCTTTTTACGTAGCAGGAGAAGGAAAGGAAAACGTACCGCAATTTGCTTTGCCATGGGAGAAATCATCAGAAGAGGAATGGAATAATATTGTCAGCAAATACGAAAACTATAAAACAAATACAAATGCACTTCCATATTCTTCTGTTGTAAAAGTAAGCGAAGCTGAGAATCCTCTAATCTTCCCTGCAAAGAATAGTGTTCAGGTTGGTTCTTCTATCATAAATGCACTTGCCGCTAACACTAGACCAATAAGCGAAGGTCAGTTTGGTGATGCACCTCTATACGCTTTTACCGATGAAGGTGTATGGGTATTGATGCTTGGAGAAGAAGGAACCTATATTGCCCGACAGCCAGCCAATAGAGATATTTGCTCCAACCCGAAGGGCATATTGCAGATTGATGATGCCGTTCTGTTCCCTACAGAACGAGGAATCATGATGCAGAGAGGACGAGAATCTGAGTGCATTACCGATGTACTGGATGATTATCCTTTCGATTTTCTATCCATTTATTCACATTCTACAAAGGATAAGACCTATCCGAATAAACTCCTTGCACTAGGTAATATCCCTGAGTCAGACGTGAAGTATGTCCGTTTCCGTAAGTATCTCGAAGAAGCTGGCATGATTTACGACTATTACGACAGCCGCATTATTGTCTTCAACCCGAACTACACTTATGCTTACGTTTACTCTTTGAAAAGCAATATGTGGGGAACCATGCACAATGTATTCAATAAGCGAGTAAACATATATCCTGAGTCATACGCTACAGACAAAGAAGGAAAAATACTTGATGTGTACGTGAAGGAGCCAACAGAGAATGTTCCTTTCTTCCTTTGCAGCCGTCCTTTAACGCTTGGTCAGGATGCCTATAAGACCATGTTTGATTGCATCACAAGAGGATATTTCAGCAGCATTCAGGCAGGAAAGTGTGGAATGGTTCTATTCGGAAGTAATGATTTGGTTAATTGGTATTACGTTGGTTCTTCTGTAAATATGTATCTTAGAAACCTTGTTGGTTCTCCATACAAATATTTCAGGCTTGCGCTTATGGGCAACCTTGCCCCAAAAGAATCTATCAGCGCACTATCTACAGAGTTCCAATCAAGATTACAAAATAAACTCAGATAATTATGGCAGAATATACATTATTAGCTTTCGATTCACAGCGTGCACGAAATGGAGCATCCGTAGGCTATATGGATGCTAACAACAAAGTGCATATAGCTACAGAAATAACGTTCTATGAAAGAAGAATGTCAGACTACTTCGGCTACATCATGTTAGACGGAAAGCAATATGAGTTTTTAGTAAATGGCTATTTTTATGTAAATGGAAATAAGCAGTTGCTAAAGATAATAGAATCCTCTATCACAAAGACAACTGGAACAAAACTCGTCAGAGAAACCTCATCTGATGGCACATCAAACGCTCGCCCATTCCCTAGAAACGGAATAGCAACCACATCAGAAACAGGTGGAACAGAGGAAAGTGACAAAACAGAGGAAATCTTCTCAATCGCTACCCTACAGCCTAGAGAAGAAGTAGCCGCAAGTTGCTTGCAGTCTATGCTACAGAAGTATGAAAATCCGCTCAATATAGACAACACCAAGATTAAGCAACTTGTAAGCAAGTCATTCTTGTTTGCTCAGGAGTTCATCAATCAGGCTGTTCTGTATCGTGAGAAGGAGACAACATCGGCAACCGTTGAGAACAATAAGTACGCATCAGTTGATTCTGATTCTCTCAGCAGCGACACCGATAAACTGCTCTACAACATAGCTACGGCTATCAACAACTTTATCGCTCAGGATAAGAATCAGTATGCCGACCAGCAGAAGAACGGATTGAAGCTGGCTGCTACAGACGTAAATGTCAAGACCTTACCTGAGAGTATCAATATTAATGCTGCTGTTACTGGTTCGGTAACTACCAAGCAGGAGTCCACGTCTAGTGGAACATAAAAATTAGATAAGTGTTTTTTTACCATATAATTACAATAAAGGGTAGCAGTCCGTGATGGATAGCTACCCTTGCTTTATCTTAGTCTAAAACGACTAACCACTTAAAATGGATGCAACCTGATTCTCGCTCTACCAGCCGAACGGTTGCTTGCATCCTTTATCTTCTGTTTCTTATCCTCAGCGAGTGCCCAGAACCTATCAGCACCATCAGGATAAACAATCATCAACCACTCATATAAAGACTGGTTCACAATATAATCGTGAATGTATACCGTCATGGTATGAACACTTGTCTTCGAGAATCCACTTGGCATTCTCATGGCTAGATAATAAGCATCCTCATCATTTGTCGGGGAACCTATACACTCTTCCCACTCATTGGAATCAAAGCCACCTCCAAGCATTTCCATCTTGGTATATCGGAAAAGCATTTCCTTGCAGTCTTCTACCGCTGAGTCAAGAATCCTTGCCAGTTTATCCCGATTGCCATCCTCGCCCACATCATAGATGTTATGAATCAGGTGTGAATCCTCTACAGAACTGGAGATTGAATCAGCATAGGCAGCAGCCGTATTCTTGATGTCAAACACCAGTTCCTTCTTCTGAAGCTCTATCATTACCTTGTAACCAAGATTACATGTTCTGCATTCTTTCATACTCACCTCCTTCCTTATTCGTTAGGAGCCGTTCTGCTTGGTCTCTCACGTCTGTTGATGGTCTCATGCAGATTCTTGATGGCTACAACAGACAATTCTGAATAAGTCTTCGACTCATTAGGATTGGTAATGATGAACCAATCCATCAAAGCCTTGTTGATAATGTAGTCATGGATAGAACTTGTAAGCGCATCCTTCAAAGCAAGCGGATAATTGGATGGAAGAGAGAGATTGATTGTAATATTTGTATTGCCATCAATTAACTCGTTAGATGCAGTTGTACCGCTATCGGTTCGTACCGATTCACTTAACTCCACAAGCAGTTGACTATACGCATTCTGAATGCTACGCAATGCCTGATTCTTGTCTTCATCATCATCACTTGCCTGAATATTGCTGGCAGCCTCAGCATCCATATCAGCAGCCCTTCTGCTACGCCCAGTCAGGAATGCCTTATTCTGAAAGTCATAAATGAGTTCACTCATATACAACGTTATCGCTAAATCTTTTCTTGCCATACTATGATATTTTTGTTCGTGTTGGTTTCTTCTTGAAAAACGCTTTATCCTTGATGTCGAGCAATAATGCAGCAGCGTTATCTGCATACTCCTTCACCTTGTCGTTGGCTGTTATCTCGCACCATTTCTCGATGATGCTGTTCACCAAGAACGAGTTTGCAGATGATTTGATTGATTCGAGTAGGTTATCATCAAATCTGCTAGGCATTTCAAGTTGCCAAGTGATGGTTCCGTCTACTCCTGAGCCGCCTGAGATAAACCGTTTCAGCACGTTTCTCAGCGCATCCAGCGATTCATTGAAGAACCGTTCAATCATCGTCAAGTCTGCATCCGTCACAAATACTTGGTCAAATGCCGACTTTCCATCCTCCAGTTTGTTCTTTGCGCCTATGTAGGCAGTAGTCTTCGCTACCTCCTCATACACGTCACTTTTCTTGATTGTCAATGTGGAATCTGCCATTCTTTATCTTTTTATAGAGTTTATAACCTAATACGATTAACAGCATGCAGAGTGCTCCAAAAGACCATACTGCATACTTCAACTGAAACTGCTCCCACTTGGAGAGTTGTTTTTCAACTGGATAGGGAACCCTGATGGTATCTGACCTTGCGATAAATCGGAAATCCATATCCTGCTTATTCTCCAAGTTCATCTTCTCCAGTTTGAAGAAATCATAGATATATTCCCAATGCCATCGTTCTACGAAAATGGTATCTCCCTCTTTCCTTGTTGCCACACTATCCCTTACATAGGTGCTGTCACGCTTAATGATAGAATCCCACCTCAGGACGTTCTGTTTTGTTTCAGACGTGAAACTATCAGTTTCATAGTGTGAAACTTCTGGTTTCATCGTGTGGAACGAAGACTTGCATCCCGACAGAAAAAAAGCCACCAGCAAGATGCCAATCACGTAGAGTGCTACTTGCCAAAAATCAGTATCGTACCATTTTACTTTCATAGGCTAAACATTAAAGACCTTCTTTGCTCTTGTAAGGAACTTTCGTCTTGATTCCAAGCCGTTGGTTCCACCATTGATTGTCTTGGTAATAGCCAAGAAACTATCACTATCAGCCAGTTTGTTCAGGTCATGTTTCCACCACCACCACATTGCACTCTTCGTTGCTCCTAGCGGAAGCTCCAGCAACTGAGGATTTTCCATGATGTCACCAGTACAATATTTGCTGTTCTGATAAGCCTGATAGTTGGCTCTGCCAGTAATCTGAATCAAGCCCCTACCCCGATACTTGTAGCCATCACCATCTTTCAGGTTGCCGAGCATGTTCTTCAACTTGCCAACATCATACTTATGGAAGTAGTTTCTGTTGCCGAGTTCCTTGGTGTATCTCAGTTCGCCACTCTCATGTGCAATCTGAGCCAAGAAATGAGCCATACGCTTAGGAGTATCAATATGGAACACCTCAGCATAGCCATTGATGTAAGGTAGGAACGCATCCACCTTATCCTTGGCATTCGGCATAATCGCTAAAATCTGTTCTCTTGTTACCTTCATATTACTTGCCCTCCTTCACTTGTTTCAGCATACTTGCGAGTTCATCCTTCACCTTGCTCTCAAAGTTGCCTAGTTTTGTCTTGAAATAAACGTTTACCCCGAATATTGCTCCAGAGTAAACCAATGTCTGACTGACATACCACAGCACACCATCAGACACCACATAATTGTTGAGAAAGAATGATAGGAAGGTGAGTACAACACCACTCACTAGCATTCCTATAGCTGCACCATATTGCAATCCTTCACGTACATTTGGAGTCATATCTTATATTTATATATTATTAATAATATGCAAAGATAAGAAATGATTCCCAATTAGTTACTTTATCCGTTTATTGTGTGCCATATTTTGCTGGTAGGATGCAAGCAGTCAGGGTCTTGCAGATACTCGATAGCCATCAAAACCACCATTTCCTTCAACTCATCAGCATCTTTGCTATATCGCTCCAGCATCACATGATGGTCACTTCTCATCAGATTCATAGTTACCGCCAAGTCATGGATGGTATAGTCAGAAATATCATCCTTATGTTTCTCGAAGGCATCCTTTATCTCATCATCCGTGAAGAAAGGAGCCGTATGCTTGTTTCCGTCAGCATCCTCATACCACATCTTGCTGATAGCATCATCGGCAAAGTGCTTATCAAAATGCTCTTCGCTCAACACACCATACACCATCGCACAAAGATGATGCTCCTCCACATCGCTCAACTTGCATGAGAGATACTTGCCGACTGCCTTAGCAATAGCCAACATCTGTTCAGGAGCCAACTCCTGCTGATATTTTTCTACAAACTCTACGAAATTCATACCTATATAATTTAAAAGTTTATGATGCTGCAAAGATACCAATATCTTAAACGCAGCACCATAAACTCGTAGATATTTCTGTAGCTATCTGAATATCAGACAAATACAGTTACGATAAAAACACCTCCTTTCTTTATTCGTCCTTAAATCTGGTTCTTTTCTCTCCACCCCTCGTCCAGATGTCGTTTTTCTTCCGTTTCGCCACCTTTCCGATAACGTCATTTTCGTAAAGTTCGGGCTTGTCTTCCCTCCCTTGGGTCTCTGAAGCAACACCACCATTCGGGTTGCCACCTTGGCTGGCATCAGGTTTCCCATTGCCATACCATTCCTTGTCACTTGGTTTGTCTGCAATCATAACTATAAACAATTAACTATTAACTATAAACTAAGCAGCAAGCGGTGGGTTCTGTCCGTCAGGACTCACTCCCTGACCGCTCATCATCTGCTGCAACATTGCCTGAGCCTTCGGATTGCTCTGTGATGCCTGAGCAACTTGCGCTTGCAACTGAGGAGAGAATCCTTGTGGAGTCTCACCATTCTGAATGGCTTGCTGGTTGGATGCAACTGATTGTAGCAACTCCTCTCCAAATGGGAAATCTCCTACTTGCAGCAACTGCTCCAGCGTAATAGCCTGATTCTGCCACAAGGTCATAAGGAACTCATTCGCCATCTGTCTGTATACAGGAGTAGCCGTACTTTCCGTGATGTTGATGTCAAACTCAACGTCTCGTATCTTCTTAGGGTCGTAGTGTACAATCTGTCCTGCCCTACCCACGATATTGAAGTTGCGAGCCACGTCATAGTACTGCTGCATATTCTTCACGGTCTTGTATGCTCCATCAATGATAAACTGGCTGAAAGTCTCCAAAATATCAAGCAGCGACATGGTAGCATTCTGTGTCTGCTGGGCATAGAGCGAACCGCTTGTACCTGATACTCCTGGTTTACCTTGCAGCGCACCATTCACTCCCGATATATCCTCGAAGAACTTCAACTGATAGCTGAGCAAATCACCGATACCGATATTCGTAGAGTTGTTCGCCACTTGCTGAGGAACCTGACCGCTCTTGTTTGGCTTGTATCTCACCACACCATTAAACCTACTCCACTCATCGCAGAAATCATCCCAACTCATATCATCAGGAAGACAATCCTCAGGACAGAGCAGCACACCCTTGGCACTCGCCCTCATGATGAAGTCATACATCGTGATGAGTCGGTTCACGTATCTCTGCTGGTCAATCACATCTTCCACGAAGCTGTGAATCTCGCCATCAATAAACGGATAGAACTTAAAGCAGTATGGATGCTCACCATGAGCATAAGGGGTCTCTCCTTCTCTCAGAATATCACCGAAAGGAGAAAGATAGTAGAAATGCCAGTAATCATCCATAAACCACTCGACATCAATCAGAGGAATATCCTCTTCCAGCATACCAGCAGCCATACCTCGCCTGATTCTGTCTCTGTTCTCTGCATCTACAATATCAGCCTTATCCTCAATATCAATCTTGAAATCGTCACCATTGTTGTAGTCGTGGCATCGGTATCTCGGTTTACTCTCCTTGCGCCAAACCTCAATCACTCGGCAGAGCGAAGGGTTGGAAGGATTCATAAAGTCGATGGTCTTAGGGTCGAACTCACCAAATCGCTGGGTGCAGTCTGCAATCACGAAATCTCGGTTAGCCGCCAACCGGTATATCTCCTTCAACTTACGAGCCTCAGCAGGAGACTTTGCAAACTCTCTCAGTACGTTACCGATGGTAATGTCATGCACCTCACCCAAGCAACTCACGTCCCAACCACGGAAATCCCTCATATTGTTGTCTATGAAGAAGTTGTTCGGGTTCACGTAGTCCGTCCAGCAATCCAACCTACCTCTTCGCCATCCATACTTTTTCTTATAGATAGCAGCACCGCTTATCAGGAACTCTTCCATGGTTCGGGCATCCAGTTCCGTCTCTCGGTTCAGTTGTCGGTTACATTGCAGCACCACGCTCATGGTCTCGCCATATCGCTTCTCATCCTTATCCCTAGCGTTGCACGTAGGCTCCTTGCTCTGAGAGCGGTACACACCCAGTACATTCTTCACCAATCTACGGATAAGGTTGTTCTTCAATGGTTCGCTACCCTGCTCACGGATATAGTCTTCCTCCCTGATACGCTTAGTAAAGCCACACTTGCTTTTGAACTCAATGGTATCGCCCCACTGGTCTCCATAGCAGTATCGCTTGTTTCTCAGTCTTCGCTTTCGGAAGTTATCCATGTTGTTATAGTATCGTTGAGCCTCCAGCAAGATAGAGAAGGCACGCTCATAAGGCTTGTCAAATCGGTTCTTGGATGCCTTCACGCTATCCAGTTCTTCTTTGTCAAGCACCCTACTCAACGATAGCAGTTTGGTTTCTTCTTTCTTCTTTGCCATAATTTATGATGTTGTAGGTTCAACAATATGTGCCAACTTTCTAGCCACTCCAAGGAATCCACTTGCAGTATCGTTATCTCCAAGACTGATACACGTCAGATAGCCAGCCATGTAAAGAATAGAATCTTTCAGGACGGAAGGCAAACTGATTTTCTGTTCGGTGGTGATAGATGGAACCTGAACGTAGATGAATGCCAATGTAGCATCCTGCTTTTTACTAGTATATAGTTCGATACTCTTGCCGTTAGCCGTATGCACGATAGCCGCAATCGGTCGCTCAGGATTTCCCCTGACTCCATATTTGCAGTTCTGATACTTGTAGGCATCATCACTCTCTGAAATGATTTCGGCAGGACGGTTCCAGCCTTCTGCCTTCACAGAAAGGATTCTCAGCATATCAGTAGGCAAAACCATCTTACCCACGTAATAGCCGTTGCTATCCGTCCACGTTACAGCATTCGTACACGAAGTACCTTCCACCATATCCTCAGGAGCATCCGAAAGAATGATTCTTGCTGCATCTACGATTTTACTCTCAATAAGTTCTGCTTGCGAGAGTGTATCAGAATCGTCAGGAGCCAGCAAGCCAGCAGACTCTTGGTTTCTATCCAAGAGCACCTTCACCTCTTTCACTAAATCAGATACAGCATATTCTACCATTACTCTAAACCTTCTAGTTCAACACCCTTTTCTTTAGCAATCGCCAAGATGTCTTCCTTGGTCTTCATCTTGGAACGGCTCACACCATAGGTCTCAGCCAGATAGTCCTTGGCATCCTCCACGTCTGTTACGCTGTGAATCTTCTTCTCGTCAGCCACCTTCTTCTTGGTCTTGGCAGCAGCCTTCTTCTTTACCTCAGCAGCTTCCTTCTTCTCGTCAATACTCTCCGCTAAGAAGAACTTGTCGTTGAACCAATAATGAGACTCGATAGCCTTCTGTATCTTAGGGTCTCTTGTCATATAGACACTACTGCCCATGGTCTTACCCTCAAAAACAATACGCATTCGCTCGTTACCTACCATAACGCTGAAAGCCAAATCCGAACCAGCTTGATATTTATTAAACATGATTATACCTTATTATATATATATGTGTTACTAAAAAAGGGATGGGGCTAGTGCCCACACCCCTCACTATTTAATGAATAATTTGCAATTCTGCTTGCTGTTAGGCAGTAGCCTTGGTTTCCTCTGTATCAGAAGTGCCCTCTGTAGCAGGAACCGCAGCAAGACGCATACGAGCATGTGCCTTAGGGTACTTCAAGTACAGACAAGCTACCTCCTGAATAACTACTGCATCGGTGTTACGGATGCCAGCCTTCTTCAAGTCAAGTACGTTTCGAGTCCAAGACAAGTGTACTCGCTTAACCAAGAACTCAGGGTCAAGAGCAAAGCCGCAGTCACTCATATCAAAGAGGTCAAACAACTCAGAGTGAATCATCAGTACCTCACCGAAGTCGGTCTCCCAACTCTTGAACTTCAAATTCCAAACCTCAACGGTGTCCTTCAAACGGAACTTATCAGACTTAATCTTACTGAACGCACTCACGAAGGCAGAACCAGCAATAATTACCTTGCGCTTGTTGCCGATACCAGTACCCACAAACAAGTCCTTTGAAATATCAACCAACTCCAAATCAGTAATCACTCGCTCATTCTTGTTGTAACCCTTCGAAACCTCGTCAGCAGTAGCAATATGACCTACCTCAATATCCTTACCTGCCATCCACCAGATGCCCTTTGTGAACCACTGAGCCGAGTTATTCTTGGTAGTGTGCTTGATGCAAGCCATATCACCGAAGAGATAAGTACCCTCCATTGCAAGACGCATATCATAGATGCTATCCTCCTCAATGTCAGAGAAATCCCAATCCACTCGCTTAGCAGCAATCTTATTGAAGGTACTCTCCTCAACCTGAATCATAAAGTTCTGGCAGTACTGAATATCAGAATCAGGAAGATTATTGAAACGACCCGTCTGTACATCCAACTCACCGCAACTCTTCGCCATACGGATAAGTTTCTGACCCTTCTTCAAGGCTGGAATACCGATAGCCTGCTTCTTTACCAGATTACCATTTACGGCAAACACGATTGGGAAACCCTCTGTGTCCTTACCGCAGACACAAAGTTCCAAGTCAGGAGTAGGCTCATCGGTAAGGTCTGCATAAGCCTTACCTTCATAATTGGTAATCGCCTTAACACCTACCACTCGGATGGTATCATCCAACGTAAACATTTCAGGGTCTTCAACCTTCAATACCATAGATGTACCAGTACTCTCCACGGTTGCTTCCTTCACGGTAGTCTTGATAGGACGTGTACCGATACTCCAATACTCAACTACAAATGAGTTGGCAGACTTGGTTGTCGCATAGCGTGAAATCTGGTCAACTGGAGTAGCCGTCGGGCGAATCTTGGTAATCTTGTCATTGATGTCGTTCTCATAGAACTCCGTACCATTCTCATTATAAGTCTCACGACCCTTGCCCTCTGTAGCAATACCATCATCCTGACGAGCAGCACCACCATTGCCAGCATCATCGGCAGCAGTAGCACCACCAGCCTCAGCAGCATGACCACTCTCGGTAGTACCGCCATTAGGCAGAGCCGCCTCAGCCATGATAACATTACCATTCACTCCAAAAATAACTGCCATAACCATCAAAAAGATGGAAAACAGCCGATTAAATCTACTTTTCTTCATTGTTATCCTAAATATTAATTAAACATTATATATTATCTTTCTACCTTATCGCATGCGTGTTCTCTTTTCGTTGCCACGCTCCCAGATATTACCCCTTCGTGATGCTCTGCTAAGCGCACCAAGGTTTGGCTGGTTATCTGTCTGCTTGGTCTCTGCATTGGCAGAATCAAGGTCAGCAGTACCATCGCCCTTCTTTCTCAGTTCAAGATTCTTGACGTGCTTGCTGTTCTTGCCACGAACCTCACCCTCATGGGCAGCATCAGCCACATCGGTATCATGGTTCTTTGCCTTGATGAAAGCAGTAATCATTTCCTCAGTAAACTTACCAGTCACCACATTACGCATAGTCTGAAAGCACTGGTCGATGGCATCGTTCACAGCTTCCTCGCCATACTTCTCTTCCAACTTGTCGAACACCTCATAACTGGAAGGCATGTTCTTGTCATACTCCTCCTGCAATTTCTTGCCGTTGGCAGCATTCTGCAAGAACTCCGACTGAGCCGATGCAATCTCATCCGCATTGTCAGGGTCTGAATAGTAATCAATGGCATCCTCGCCATGGGTACGAATCAACTCAGCGTAAGGACTCTTGCCAGCCTTCATCGCTTGAAGGAAGGTAGCCGCCTCAGGGTCACTACCCAGCCAATCGCTCATCGCCTTTTCGTTATCCTTGTAACCCTGCAAAGCCTTCTGGTCGGCATCATAATCATCATTGATGGCTCCATACATAGCTTCATCATCCGCATACTCCGTATCAGGGTGGCGGGTCTTCAAACGCTCCAAAGCCAAGTCTCTCTTGGTCTTGGTATCTTGCTGTTTTGCAGCACCAGCATTCTGCTCAATATTTGTATTTTCGTCCATATATATATGTGTATATTTATAAATCAATGCCCAAAATTAATGCTTTTTTCCGATTTTTATCTTTTATCCGTTAATTTAGTCTAATCGGATGCGACTAATTCAATGCTTTTTTGTATATTTGCAGTGTCAGATATGAAATATAAGGATTCACGATGCTATTTTATAGAGGAACGTGATGCTGATTTATTGAGGGCTTACAAAGAAATTATTAATGTAAGAGACAATATCAGACTCTCAGAGATTGAGGAAAAGCTAGCCCAATCTCCGAGCAGAAGATTTTGGGTTTCAGAAGACCGTGCTTATATAGTCATATTAGACTTACTGAAAGGAAAACCTCTTGATAATATGATACCTACCCGAAAGGAAATGTATCAGGAGATTTTCAGACGATTCCAGATTCATAAGAGTAATGAACCATATCTCAGTAATATGGATATTATCAAACGTGTATGTGCTGAAAAAGCACCCAGTTTCTATTTGACTCCTCAAAGCATACACGTAATTCTTAGCAGGGTGAGAAAGGAGGAGAAGCAAAGATGCTACGAGAGACGAAAGAGAAGATTGCGCTTTATGCTGGGTACATTATAATAATGTGTATCACTTTTCTTGGATATGATGGCATGGGTCTCTTTGACGATTGTTCTATTCAGAACCGACTAAGTTACCCTTTCTTTCATCAGAACATCTTTCATGCTGCCATCAACCTTTATGTTTTCCATCAATGCTACCGAGCCATCCCTTGTGGCATCGGTCACTTGGTGGCATTCTATCTCATAGCCATCAGCTATCCATTCACCTCTTCCCTACCAATCATCGGTCTAAGCGGCTTTATCTATGCTTACATGGGCTTTATCGCCCCATACGTGGAGAATAAGGTAAGATACAATCTCACCATTCTCCTATATATCTGTGTTGGAATCTTCTTCCCTTGCATGGCAGTTGGAGTCCACATCTATTGCTATGTACTTGGTCTGTTGTGGGGTTATCTAAATGCACCGCTATGCCAAGACAAGTAACCGCCAAACTGACTGATGCTGTAGACAAACATGTACTGAGCATCCTGAAAGAGAACGAGAAACGAATCAAGGAAATCAACACACCATTCAATCCTATCAAGGGTGAAGGTTGTGGAGATAAGCGATTCCTACTCTTCCTTCCTGATTTCCCGATTCAGAGACAGCAGCTTCCAGTTTCAATGAAGAAGATTCCGCTCGTCAAGATGCTCATCGAGTTTGGTAGTTGCAAGGCTGTAATCGAGGAACTGCACAAGGATATAGACGAACCATACGACCTAGAAGAAGAGATTGAGCAACTGGTGGAGCAGTTCACTCGCATCAGAATGAAACACGACCCTTTCTTCTTCTTTGCCACATTCATCTATATCAAGCCGAAAGGTGGAGGCCTCCCATTCCGTTTTGTGCTCAGAAGACCGCAGCGCAGACTGCTCAGGTGGCTGGAGGAGCGAAGGAAGAAGAATCGCCCTATCCGTCTCATCCTGCTGAAAGCCAGACAATGGGGAGGTTCTACGGTCATTCAGATGTACTTCCTCTGGCTGCAACTCATGTGGCAGAAGGGTCTCAACTCGCTCATCGTGGCTCAGGTCAAGGACACAGCAGAGACCATTCGAGGTATGTTCGAGGAAGCTCTGAAAAAATTCCCTACCAAGTTCCTCTACGAAATGGGAGAAGCATTCTCTGAGAACGAGCCGAAGTTTGTTGGAGTGGGAACATCAGGTAATGTAAAGAAAGTTCCTCAGCGATTCTGCAAGATTAAGGTGGGTTCCATGGAACGACCACTATCTGCCAATGGTGAAGACTACAACTTGGTTCACCTTTCTGAGGTGGGTTTGTGGAAGAAGACGGATGGTAAATCTCCTGAGGAGGTGGTGCAGAATGCTACCAATGGTATCTTGTACCGACCATACACGATGATTGCCTATGAATCCACAGCCAATGGTACTGGCAACTTCTTCCACAAGGAATGGCTTGCCGCCAAAAAGGGACAATCTCAGTTTGAGCCGTTCTTCGTTCCTTGGTTCGAGATATACGATATGTATCATCTTGAATTTGAAAGCAAGAAACAGAAGGTAGAGTTTGCCAAATGGCTATATGAGAATCGCAATAATACCAACACGATGTCCGACCGAGAGGAGCCATGTACCTATCTTTGGAAGTTATGGACACTGGGTGCTCCACTGGAAGCCATCAACTGGTATATTGCCGAGCGCAAAAAGTTCACCGACCATGCCGATATGGCTGCTGGCTACCCAACCGATGATATTGAAGCATTCAAGCATTCAGGAGCCAAGGTGTTTGCCGAAGACAAGGTTGACAAGTTCCGCAAGGGATGCCGAGCACCTAAGTTCATCGGTGATGTTTATGGTGATGGCTACAAGGGCAAGAAGTGTATGCAGAATGTCCGATTCTGTGAAGACAAGCAGGGGCAGTTGTGGATATGGAGCAAGCCTGAGACCTTTGATGATTGCAAGGTGATAAACCGCTATCTGGTCGTAGTGGATATTGGTGGACGTAGCAAGAATGCCGACTGGTCTGTTATCTGTGTCTTCGACCGCTATTGGATGATGGAAGGTGGCAAGCCGTATGTGGTAGCCCAATGGTATGGGCATATTGATATGGACTTGCTGGCATGGAAGGCGGCTCAGATAGCCAAATACTACAACGATGCTCTGTTGGTGATTGAATCCAACACATTGGAGACGAAAGACAAGGAGCACATCTTGGAAGGTGGTGACCAGTCTGAGTTCATCCTGAATCAAATTAAAGATGTATACGACAATCTCTATGCACGCAAGCAGAGCGAATCAGACATCAAGAATAAGGTTCCAGTGAAGTACGGATTCCATACCAACGTGGCAACCAAGCCAATGGTTATCTCAGTATTGGTTCAGGTTATCCGTGAACAACTCTATGTAGAGCGAGACGATAGATGCTTAGATGAATATCTCACCTACGAGAAGAACGGAACGGTATACGAGGCAGCAGACGGAAAGCACGATGATTTGCTCATGACCAGAGCCATCGGACTCCACATCTGTTTCAATGAAATGGAAATGCCTAAGATGATACAGATTCAGACAAGAGTAATGAGAAGAAAGGTTTCTGTTTCGGCAGCAACCATCATATAATTTCAAATTAATAATTACGATTATGAAAGTAACAAAAATTTTCAAGCGCATCAAGTGCGAAATCATGTACCGCCAAGCTACGGCTAAGGCAGACTACGCATCCAAGAAGAACAATGGTGAAATCTTCTATGTCCTTCCTACGCAGAAGGGCAACCTCATGATTATGAACCGCTCACTTTTCGAGGCATTCAAGAAGACAAAACTGGTAGACAACGACATGAAGGTCAGAGACCTCTTCAAGGATTGTGTCTATCATACCAACTGCAAGAGTGAGAAGGGAAAGCGCAGCCGCAAGCGCAAATTTCTCAGATGGAAGGGCTTAATCTAAAATTTTTCTGCCCTAAATAAACGGATAAAAGATAGGTGGAGAAAATTCTGCCTATCTTTGCCTATTATTAATAATGTGTACCAAATATGATTTATAAAATAGTACAAGGAAATAGTTTCAAACTCCACATCTTGGTGCGGAAGATGGACGTATCGAAAGAGTTCCAGCGACTCGTTGACTTCGATATGAATCTGGCTACCGACATCAGAGTTGAGTTATCAGGCTGTTTCTGCAATACAATTTCTGTTCCAGTACAAGTAGCAGGAATCCAAGGCAACGTACTGATATGCGACATTCCTTCCACTCTTGATTATGGAAACTATAACGTAAGGGTATCATGGAAGTATGATGGAAGCGAAATGGTCAGCATCGAGCGTAACCTTCTGAGAATCGTAGAACACAACTCTATGAGTAGTGTTCCTATCGGCATCACGGAAGGAGAACATACTGGCTTATTCAACCTCCGCTATTACATCGTGACCGAGAATCAGTCTACTTGCCCTATTTCTTTCATCGTTGATAACGCTAAGTTCAGCTATACCATCAATGGAGAAACCCAAATGGTGGAGAATCAGGAGAACTTCGTAATTAACGGAACTATCAGCAACGGAAAGAAACTGGAAGCTCAGTTCATGCCTATAGAAGGTTTCAGTATCGGTCAGGTAAAGGTTATCATGGACGGAAAGGACGTTACTGCTGAATATTACAACAGCAACACCCACATTGTCTTCATACCAGCCGTATCAGGCTATGTTACCATCACAGCAAGTGGAACCATCAAGGCAAGCTATTATGGTGCTTCATCAGCCAAGAACATGAGCGAATTGAACATGGAAGACCTTACGCTTATGGAAGGCACTCTTGTTGGTCAGACTCTCACCATCACAACCACGGAAGAGAAACCATACATCTGGTTTGCAAGCCGCCAGCCGCTCACCTTCAACCAATGCGGTTTCGAGGCATCCATGAACACCACAAAGCTAGGTGACCTTTACTACTATTGGTCAGACGAACTTGTAGCTGGTGACGATAACGAATATCAAATTAAACTAAAAGAATAATATGGCAGAAAAGAAAAAGTACAACAGCATCCTTGTAAGTGGGCGCAAAGACCAGACTCTGACATATTCAAAGTACGTCAAAGACGAGGAATCGGGAGAATCCGTCAAGGAATCACTCGACAAGAAGGTCAACGTCACTGATGAGTTAACAACTCAGCAAATCAAGGATGGTGCTATCACCAACGAAAAGATGGCTGCTGATTCTGTTGGCAACACCAATCTCCAAGATGGTTCTGTCAGCAACGAGAAACTGGAGGATGGAAGTATCACCAATGAGAAGTTGGCAGAGAACTCCATCACCAAAGACAAGTTGAAAGACAACACCATCGGTGTAGAGAAGTTAGACCCAGAGCTTCGTCAGACTATTAATGCGGCTACTGGTCTTCCTGAGAATTTGGTAGAAACCATTCAGAACATTGATGATACACTGAAAGACCATCAGAGTCAGCTAGATGATAAGCAACAGCAAATCACCGCCAACGATGAAGACATTTCATTATTGCAGACTCGCAGTACTCAGATGGAAGAAACGATTAAGGGCATTGCTGCTACTGGTGGTGCAAGTCAGGCTACTGCCGTTACTTATAATAATGAGAAGTCAAAACTTACCGCAGTCAATATCCAAAATGCAGTAGATGAGGTTGTTGACAAGACAGCTATCAAGGATGAGGAAGGAACGGTAGTAGAAACTCCTTTCCGCTACATTCAGAATGAAGAGTTCATCTTTGCCAAGGTGGATGCAGAAGACAAACTTCTCTTCGGTTTTCAGTGGGATGGTACTCCAGTATTTGGTAAGACAAGTGCAGTAGAGGACAGATTGCAGTCACAAGTAAATCTATTGGCTGATAAGATTACCACTATCTTGGGTGATGATGATACTACAAGTGCTATTGACACATTGAAGGAGTTGAAGAACTTCTTTGCTAGTATTGATAATACTCAGACCCTTACAAGCATCCTTGCAAATCTCAATAGTATCAGCACCAAGTTAGGAGAAGACATTAAAAACCTTCAAGACACGAAGGTTGATAAAGAAGAAGGCAAATCACTCATTGAAGATGAAGTAAAAGAGTGCTTTAGAGTAATTGAGAACGAAGAGTTCATCAAAGCTATAGTGGATTCAGATGATAAGGTTCTCTTTGGTTTCTACAGAGCAACTGGCAAGCCATATTATCCTCTCAATGAAATGTATCACGTCATTCAGAATGAGGAATACTTTGCTCTTTGGCTTGATTCAGCAGACCACGTACTTCTTGGTATCAGAAGAGACAACGGAGAAATCATTGGTGAAATCCATGCTGTCAATGCCTTGAAGCAAGTTATCTCTCAGCTTCAATCAGATGTAGCTGCTTTGCAAGAGAAGGTAGGTACAATAGATACCAACCTCAAAGAACTTCTTGACGTATTCTCCTTGCAAGATAATGAGGAGTATCTTGCAGTTGAGCAAGATGTAGAAGGAAAGATTCTTTCTGCAACCAATCCCGATGGTAGCCACTATATTCATAATGCCAAATCTGAGACAATCCCAGAAGAGTTTTCTCATATTGAAGACCCTGAGGGTAGAACTGAAATTACAACAGATGCAGAAGATAAGATTCTTGGCTACAGAGATTCAGAAGGTACTCGTCATGAGCACAAGATTTCTGCTAAACACCTAGAATTATCTAGTGAAGCAGCCAATGAGGTTAATAATGCTTTCAAGTCTGCTGGTATCAAGATGGAGAATCCATCAGATTTCAGCAAGGATAGCCATATAGAATTGCCTATCCCTCGTATTGCTGCACAAGTAAGGCTTTATGCGCCAAAGTTGCCTACAACAAAGCATGATGATATTGAAGCAGTGATTGAGTACAATGACAAGGATGGAAACTATTTCCGTAAGCCCGTAACCTTGAATGCTCAAGGTAGTTCATCTATGGCTTACTATGTTAAAAACATGGCAATAGATATTGCTGATGGAAGTGAGATTAAGTTTGGTGATTTCCCTACACAAGATAGTTTCCACTTAAAGAAGTACTACATTGATGCTTTCAGAGGTCAGTGCATCGTAGGTTATTGGCTGATGGAGCAGGTGTATAAGTCTCGACCTATCGGTCAGCAATATCCTTACGAATACTCTATTGCTAATAATAGCGTTTCAGAAGGACTTGGCAGTCCTAAGAAGGATTTCTTCACTGGAGCAAAGTGCCATCCAGATGGTTTTCCTATTATTATTACTTGGATAAATAGTAATACAGGAGAGGAAACTTGGATGGGTGTATATGCTTGGAACCTCAAAAAGTCAAAAGAGGTTTATTTCTGTGACAAGAAAAATACTGAGAATATCATCCTTGATGGTACTGTAAATACAAGTACACTGTTTGGTGGAACAATAAATTGGAGTGCTTTTGAAATTAGAAACCCAAAGAATTTGATTGACACCAACGGAAATAAGTATGATGGTGACAATCCGAAAGAACTTTCAGAGACTGATAAAAATAGCAAGAAGGTTAAGGATTATCTCACTCGTCTCTCTGGCGTTGTAGCAGCATTGAAGGCGAGCAACACAAAGGAAACTTTCGAGCAGTATTTCTTACCACAGACATTCATTGATTATTATCTTGTCAGTCAAGTTCTATTTAACCATGATGGATTTGGAAAGAATTGGATATGGGTAACTTATGATGGCTTGCATTGGACTCCAACACTATATGATGTAGACTCTATATTCGGTATGTATTGGAATGGAATTTATGTGATTCCTAATAGCGATAATTCCACAATATTAGGTATTCCTCAATGCCTTGGTTTGGATAAGTTATATAGTGATGAAATTTCTGAAAGATATAAAGAATTGAGGGATAAAGGCATTTTCAGTGTCGATAATATCGTTAAACTTTTGAATAGTTGGATAAATAAGATTGGGTATTCCAATATAGAAAAGGAGTTTGAAGCGTATTCGCAAACACCATCTTACAGAGATAGTCACATATCCAAAAATTGGAAATTGTTAGGATATAGCACAAGTCTAAATGATTATGATAGTTCTAAGACTTATAATAAAGGAGATACTACAGTATTTCATGGATATAAGTTTCTGTGCTTGAATGAGAATACGAATGATTCTCCGTTCAAAGAATCTTATGACAAATACCCTCAATGGGGAGGATGTTTTACCTCTATAAACAGAGTAAAAAACTGGTTAACAAATAGAATTAATTTTTTAAATAATACATATAATTATGCCTAGATGTTTAGTAACAAAATTGCAAGGTATCATAACTAATGATACATTGCCTAAAATTGGAGAGTTAGTAATAAACTTTCCGAAAGAAGATACACCTACTAAATACAATAGAGGTTTAGTGTTAAAAGCTTCTTCTAATATTAATGTAAGAGTTTCTGGTGGTAGCTTCTGTAGTGAAGACCTTGTCCCTAATGGAAAGACATCTATTGTAATTCCAGCACAGACACAAACGACTTTGTATGTGGAGAACAAAGACTGCATTGTTTTCGTAAATGCAAACTACAATTTGCTTATGTTGGCATTGGGAACAATAAACCAGGCTGGTACTTCAAAAAGTTCTTTTGATATTTCAAATTTAAAGTATAATAGACCTGATTTTAACGTCATCTATTGTGAAAATTCAAAGTTCTATGGGGACATTAGTGCCTTTAAAGGTGCATCATACTTAGTACACATGTATATGAGTAACTGTGTTGGTATCAAAGGCGATATTTCAACTTTTGCTAACACCCCTATTAATTCATTAAAATTCGAGAACACGAGTGTATCTGGTGATGTTGCTTCTTTGTCAAATTGCAATAATTTGATAGAAGTACGATTTACTAATGACACAAATATTTATGGGGACATATCTGCTTTTGCAAACAAACAGAATCTAGAAGTACTATTTTTGGAAAATACCAGTTGTTATGGTGATGTTTCTACTTTAAATAATTGCAACAAGTTGAAAGAACTACGCATAAAAAACATATTAAATATTTCTGGTGAACTCTCACAATTAGGAAGTAACCTAATATTTTTCACTGCTACAGGAACTTCAAAAGTTTTTACGTGGAAGAACACTAGACCATCATCCTCTAAAATATTTGCTTTAGAAGATGTTAATCTAGGAGACGATGTAGATAATTGCTTGAATAATCTTGCTGGTTGTACATCTGGCATTAATGGTGATGAACTAGCATGGTATAAAACTATAAGAATTTATGGTAATCGTACTTCAGCATCAGATGCCGCTGTTGCAACATTGCAGCAGAAAGGCTACACGGTATCAGTTACTCCTGCATAGGGTATCATAAGTTTAACATCAAAAGAAAGGAAACAAGATATGAATAAGTTAACAAAGAAGTATAAGGTAGTACATGAGGGAACCAAGATGGTGCTACCTCTCACAGAGGAAGGTGATAATGCTGAGGTATTCCCATCGGTGAATGCCACCGCAGCAGAGTTTGACACATACTCAGAAGCCAAGGCTTACGTAGATGAGCATGGTCTTGTGTATGAAGAGCCAAAGTATGGAGAGTAAACCATATAGATAAAGAAGAAGGGTGAGTCAAAAGATTCACCCTTTTATTATGCTGCGGGGGT